GTGATATTATGCCGAAGTGATATCTAGCTTCGTCACCTTTTTCTGTCACAGCATCTTGCCATCTGAATTTTCTTAATAAACCTTTACATGCTGTAGCTACTCTAGTCTCTGCATCTGTTAAGGCTTGAATGTCTTGTTTGTCGTTTCTATCTGAAGTTTGTATAGTACCGTTGGTAGCGTAGATGTCCTCAAATCTAGCGTTTGACCAACCAAGGTCTATTGCATTATCTCTATAATCTCCTACATTATCGCATGGAGCTATTCTATCTACTAATGTGTAACTCCAAAAAGCTAATCCTACTCCATTTCCAGTAGTCTCAGTTCCTCCATTGGATATGTAAAGTTCAGGTGCATTACCTTGAGGTTCTTGAAAACCTATAACACCTCTACAATCTGTAGAGCCTTCACCTACAAACTCTATCATTTTACCAAAAGTTGATGAAGAGTCTTGTAAGGTAAGTACGCTATCTGTTACAGATGACTTAGCTGTTGAAACGTGTAAAGGTGTTTCGGGTGAAGTAGTACCAATTCCCAATCGACCTGATGAGTCTATTCTTACTGTTTCTGTATTACCATTAGCAAATCTTATATATCCATCAGTTTGATATAAACTTCCGCCACCCTCATTGTGAATGTCATATTTAGTGCTATTAATTGTTCCTGAAAGGTGTAAGTCTTTGAATCTTGTATCAGACTTACCTAAATCAATAGCAGCATCTCTACCTGCTATAGTTGATGTATTGATAGGATAAATTTTATCTTCAGAAGCATTAAAATATATGCCTGTATCACCTGTACCTATGTATAAATTACTGCTAGTTGTACCAATACTACCAACTGTTGAGCCATCCTTTCTAAATTCTTGGATAGCACCATCAGATGTTAAACGATTTAATTTTAAAACATCTGAACCATCTGCTGTAGCAAACAATAATCCATTTTGTCTGCTTTCAACACCAACATTTGCAATACCTGATGAAGTCTTACCAACTAAGAAATTACCGCTACTATCAAACCTAGCAGACTCTTGCCAACCACCACTATAGTATCCAATACCTAAAGTTGCAGAGTCTACTCTTGTTAAAGCAATATCTCTTGAGTTTTGACTGTTACCTAAAAAGTAAGAAGCACCAGCACCTACGTTACCAGTAGAGCCATAAGTTAAAGTGTTTCCGCTAACTGTTAGTTTTTCACCGGGTGTAGTTGTACCAATTCCAATTTTTTGATATTCGTCAATGAACATCGCTGTGACTAAGTTTGGAACACCACCACTAGCATCACTTGTTTGGAATCTAAGTCCGCTTGTATGCAAAGCAGCAGGTTCATTTGCATATATTCTTGCTGTAGCAGTAGAGCTTCTTGCAAAACTTAAAGCTGCATGAGATGCTGAAGAGTTTGAAATAGTTAAACCACCCAAACCTTTTCCTGAACCATTAATCTCTAAATAATCCTGAGGTGCTGTGTCTCCAATTCCAATATTTCCTGATGAGTCTATTCTCATGGCTTCTGTTGCTGCACTGTAACTACTTGCTGTATGGAAAGCAATTGCCATTTGTCCAGTTGTGCCTTCTGATACACCTAAAATTTTACCTCTTACACCTGCTGCAGAAGCTGCACTTGCATCTTGACCTTCAAATTGTATTTCACCATAAATATCGTTTGTTGATATTGTATTATCATTACGTTCTAATCTAATGATTGCATTTCCAGCTGTGTCAGAAATATGCATTTTTGCACTTGGCGAAGTAGTCCCTAGTCCCAATCTCTCAGCACTAGCATCCCAAAATAAACCTTGAGTTGTGCCTGTATCATCATAGAAAGAGATGTCGCCACTCCCATCAACTTGCAAAATATTTATTTTTGTCTGTGTTCCTATCTTTACAAAATCTGTATCTGTTGTTGCTTGTATATATACATCACCATCAGTTCTTGAACTTCTGTAAGTTTGCGATGAGGTATTACCATCAACTACAAGCTGGTCACTTGTAACTGTTCCTGTTACGTCTATGCCTGTGCTTGTTGTTTGGAGTTTAGTTGAGCCATTGTGATATAAGCGAACCTCTGCTCCAGTATTTCCTAAAAAATACGGATTGCCAGAAGTATCTCGTAGTCGTACATTGTTAGCATTAATTAATAAGTTTCCAGTTCCAACTTCATCAATATAACTATCAGAACCATCATGATAGATTTCTAAATCTGAGCCTGTACCGAATACCGCTTTCTTATTATCTGCAAAATTAATTTGGTTTGGGTTTAAATTAATCTGTGTACCAGAACTACTAAAGATTGCATCAAGTGCATCTAAGTCAGCGTTAAGCGAAATACCCCAGGTATCTTCTGCTGCACCTGGCTCTGGTTTTGTTAAGTTTAGATTAGTTGTATATGTATCTGCCATTTAAGCTGCCTCTTGTTTGTCTAATTCAGTCCAATTTGTTGATGGGTTACTTTGATCTGTCCATGTTGCACTTGCAACTATCTGATCTGTCCATGTATCGTCTGGAACAATTATATCTTCCCATTTTAGACCACCAATAGCGACAAGGCTACTGGTTTGGTTGATCGTTGATGCACCTGCAAATGTTGCTCTACCTGTTGCATCAAAGCCTGATGTTTGTGCAATGGTTGAGAAGCCAGATACTATTATAAATCCTTGCGACTCAAAACCTGATACCGCTACAATCGTTGCATTAGCACCGTGAGTTTTTCTTCCTACCGCACTAGCACCTGATACAGCACTAATCGTTGCTGACGCTTTATCAATTTGTGTACCAGTTGCAGTAAACCCTGAAACAGCCTGTATGACTGCTGTGGTTACATCTATTTGTGTTCCAACTGCGGTAGCTCCGCTAGTTGCTGATATGGTTGCTTCGGCTTGAAACGCAAGATCGTTATACTTTGATCTTGAGTAGTAGCCTTTGTTATAGCCTATACTGGCCATGATGTTAAGCTAGTGTTACGTCTAAATCACCAGTATTGAATCTGAAAACATCCCCTGTGCTAACAACTTTTGATGTAGTTAAGTTTGCGTATGCTAGTAAGTTGCCTGATGATGAAGCATCAAAGATACCAACTGCAACTACTGTTCCGTAGTTTGCTGTAGCTGTTGGATATTCTACAGCAGCTGAGTTAGATGCTGTTGTTGGGTTAGTACCAGATACAGTAAATGCACTTGACTGTCTTACATAACCACCGCCTGATACTTCAGTTCCACCGCCTGTATCAGTAGGTGCTACTGTGTATAAAGCAACATATAATGTTGATGGTGCTGAATAAGCGTTACCACCAAATACATGGTCTAACACTTTATCTTCTAAATAATCGCTAAATCCTGCCATCTTTTCTCCTAATTATTTTTCCAAACATAAGTATTTCTGCCTGCTTTGCCATAAGTTCTTCGTCTTTGCATTAACGATCCTTTACCAAATTCAGCCTTCTCTTGCTCCATTCTCATCTCTTCTAAAGCTTTTTCAAACTGTGATGTGAATAAAGCAACTCTATCATCTTCCATAAGATAGATAGATGCGTGTTTTAAAGCACCATATAGGTATGCGTCTGGATATGAGTTCGATATAAAGTTACTTGTATTCGAATCACTCAAAGCATCTATAGTGCCATAGTATGTTAATTGTAACGTATAACTTGAGTCTGGTGTAGGTGCTAATTCAATTGTATTGTCTACTAAAGCAAAATAAATTGGTTGGTTGTTTGCATTATCTATAGATTTTCTATAAACATCTAATGACTCTATAGATTGTTGGAATAATGGTTGGAAATTATTACCATCAATTTGTACATTAATTGCTTCTAACCAATCGGTTGGTAATGATAAATACTGACCATCTGCTGTTGCAGTTGCTCGTTTAATCATATCTTTTACTCTAAGTCTTCTGTTTAGTTCTGCTTCTGTTGCATCAATAAAAAAATCTATTTGGTTAGTTAGATCAGATCTGTTTAAAAAATTTGCAATATTAGTTTTTAATTCGCTATATGTCATACTTTACCTTTCCATGTTCTGAACGGTTTATTGTCTGAGTGATTTAACCATTTTTTCCATTGTGCTGAGTCTTGCGCCCATCCTTCTCTGCAAGCTCTTTGATATACAACCATTGGTATTTCAGCTACATGTCTAAAATCTTTACCAGGTTTATTTTCAGATAAATTTTTTACATAATCCAAAGTAGGCTGTATGTTTTGTTGCGTGTGATAAATAACCTTGTCATCCTCTGTTGCAAATACAGATTTATAACCTTGCTTATGATCTATTAGTGTTGTCTTTGCCATACTTAATTTTAGCACAAAAAAAAGGGATGCCGAAACATCCCTTATAGCTAATTATAAAACTTATGAAGTTGTTAAATCAGCAACGATTCCGTGAGCAGCTTCGTTAGATACTTCTAATCCATACTCAACAACAATCATTTTTGTTTCAGCATCGCCTATTGTAGCAATATCAACAGTTTGGAAGTCTCTTAGGTAAGATACTTTTGCAAACTCTGGATCTACTAATAGTAATGATCTTTCTCTTGATCTGTTTGATGGAACGATTTTTAGTTCACCAAAGTCAGATGAGTAAACAGATACTGAAGCTTCTACTGTGTTTGCATCAACAAATTGTCTAGCTTGTGTTCTACCTGTGAAACCAGATATCTTCTGCTTATTAACAGGACCACAAATTGCTAATGATGGTTCACCACCATTTGTAAAAGCTAGTTCTAAAACATCTTTTAATAGATCTTCTGTTAAAGCTCTTTGTGTTCCGTCTGTTGGAGCAGTACCACCACCAGTAGGTGCGCCTGCTGCTGCTTTACTGTAGTTGGATTTTATCCAAGATTCAAAACCACCAGTTTTTCTAGCTGTAGTAGCATTACCAGTTGTCTTACCACCATTTTGACATAGAGCTTCTTCCATATCTCTTTTTAGTGCTTTAGACATAATAGCAAGTTGGTGAGCCATTTCTGATCTCTTACCAGCTGCATCTGAAGCGTTTTGCGAACCTGTTACAGTTGCATCTCTGCTTGAAATCATAGCAACATTACTTTCCCTTGTTGTAGCTGTTGAAGCTGATCTTGATAGTTCAAAACCCTCTAATTGTCCAGCTGAACTTGGTGTAGGTAAATTTTCTGTTTGCCAATCAAACACTACGTTCTTAATATTTCTTTTTCCGATTGACGACATAAACGGTGTTTGCATTGGAGAGATGTTGTAAATGATATTACTTAGATCTTCTCTGTCAGCTTGTGCTGAATATGTGTCAAAAGCATTAGTGACCTTCGCCATAATATACTCCTATAAAATTAAATTATTTGTTCAAATACTTTAGCTGCATCCTGAATCTTTCCAGTTTTAGCCAATTTTTGTTTTGCTTTCTTTACAGGTGCTTTCCGTTTTGGTCGGTTTGTAGTACCAGGTCTTGCAACTCTAGCTGGTGCTTTTTGTGTTGGTTTCTTTTTCACAGTTTCAGCGATTTTGTCACTTAACCATGCTTTTCTTAAACCAAGTAAAGCTCTCCAGTCATATACGGAGTTGATCTCTTCTTGGGTATATCCCAAGACATTGGTTGCGTAATTTGCAATTTCAGCTTTTTCTTTATTGGCTACCTCTTGGTTTTGCCATTCTGGAATTAACTCAAGTAGCTTTTGCTGACCTTCTTCAACTTGTTGTTGAATTATTTTTTGCTGTTCAGCGAATGACTCTTGTTGAAGTCTTTGCTGTTCAGCTTGTACTGCTTCAAGCTTTTGCTTTTGTTCATCCCAAAGCTGTTTTTCTCTTACATAACCAACTGGATCATCTTCATATAATCGTTGCCAGTCTGGCTCTTCACCCAAAACGCCCTTTAACTGGGCTTCCATTTTCGGTAACAACTGCGAATAGATCGCATCCCTTTGCTCCAACTCTGCTTGCTGCTGCTCAATAGTTTTACGCTGTTGAGAGAGTTCTTGAGTTTTACGCGTATAATCTTGCTGACGAGAATATCCATTGATGAGTTCCTCTTGCGTGACTTCTACCTCTTGGCCATCTACCTTTACAGTAAATGTTTGAAGTTGCGGAGCTTCCTCTTCAACGTCTGTTTGTTCTTCTTCAACTTCTTCTTCTTCAAATTCGTCTTCTTCCAATTCATCTATAATTTCTTGATCTATTTCATCTTCAACAAATTCAGAATCATCTTCAATGACTTCTTCTTCAGCTACTTCTTCTATGACCGCTTCATCAACCTTATCCTCTTCAGGGGTTAAAAAACTTTCAAACATCGAAGTAGTAACTTCGTTATCAGTTTGTAAAGCAGTCGGTTTTCCGTTATTGCTCATAAATACTCCTTATATGTATTTATAAGTATTTTATATCAAGAATGTGTGAAAAGGGAAGTATTAACCAATATTTCTAATTTTCTTAATGTTTGCTTGAGTAAGCTTGCCTTTCTCAGCAATGATACGCAGATGCCTTTCAACCTCTGGTAATAATAGCAAAGACCTGTGTAAGTCTTCTCTGATCTTAACGTCATTGATATCTCTTGAGTTTAACCAATGAGTAATGTATTCGTTTTTTAAATTTTCTACTGCTTCTTTAAAAACATCTGACTCAAGCAATAATCTTGCTTGTTCAGCCTTTACAGCTTCTTCGTGTGTAACTGCCATTATCTAAATAAGTTTATAGGTGGTAATGATATTCTTGATGATGCTCTATCGTATTGTGTTGGCTTCTCTACGCCGATACCAGGTGTTTGTAATAATGACTGTGGTTGTGCCTGTTCTACAGGCATTGTTGGTGTAGATAATAATGATGGAGTTGGTTGTTGCATACTGCCTTCTGCCATAATGTTTGCAATCGGCTGTTGTATAGACATAGGTTGTTGCACTCTAGCCATTGCTTGTTTTTCTATTGGTAAATAGTTTGGCTTTTGTGGCATAAAATAATTACCAGTATATGCCATTGGTGGGGTTTGTTGAAAGTTAGGGATCTCTCCCATTTGACCTAGTCTTGTTTGAAAAGCACCTTTGCTCATATTAACTCGTTATTAATTTATCCATTTTTTCGTCTAGCTTGTCTAAACGATCTATGACTCGGTCTATGCTAATTGTTAATTCAACTTTAGTTACATAATCTTTTGCAACTTCTTCGCGAGTCTTATTGAGTAGTATATCAACTCTTTTTAATTCTGTCGCGTTTGTTCTAATACCATGAATGATTGGTGCAATTACTAAAGTGATAATAATATTCCAATACATTAATGGATCCATTAATAGCTCCAAATATGCGGTCTAGGTCTACCTTGACAATCTTTAGATATATCAAGATGTATAAATCTTGCATTACCTTTTTGATTTACGCCAATACCAGTAAAACCAAATTCTCTTGCTTTAGATATAATTTCTAACGCTTGCTTTCCTCTAACGCCTATGTCTGCTGCTAAACCTAGTGCATGTGTACCAGGTTTTGATTTCTTAACTTCTACAGGATGATCTGCACATCTATAACCAGATGTTATTTTAAATGGGAATCCACACTCTGTTCTTAGTTCTTGTAGTTTGTCTATAAGCTCATGTTCTATTTGGTTTTCACCACAATGCTTACAAGCAAATTCTTCTAACACAAAGTTCTTCCAACTCATTTTGTAACTCCTTTAGTTTTTTCAAATGTTCTTAATCCACCAAGTCCTAGCATACCCATTAATACAGTCATTAGCGAACCCATGTCAAAAGTCGGTAAGTCAAATGATAGTCCAGCTGCTGATAGTCCGAATATAATAATAGGCTGTAATAAAAAGTGGTACAGCATAGCAATCCCACAAGTCCACCCCACAAAGGGCCTCCAGCCCGCAACGAATAAGGATCTATGTCCAGCTTCAATCTTGTTGATCTCAATCTGTGCCATATTCGCTTTATGTAATTCTGTTTTAAGTTCATGGTTTAGTTTTGCTTGTAAGTCTTTATCTGGCACTAGCTTGCTGACAATGTCACCTACTGGTCCTATTAGTTTATCAATCATCTTTTTTATGTAGTTTTAAAAAATACTCAGCATCTACTAATGCTAACGGTTTTGTTCTGTTTCTTTTAATTATAACCAAAGGTTCGTAATCTTTACAGTTCTCTTGCGATTGTTCGTATGCTTTCCACACATTAACAGCTTCTTGATTTTTACACTCTATTGAATATGGGAATTGTTTGCGAGATTGCACACCCATGATGATATCTTCACCATTAGAACCCATTGGTCTTGATTCTAAATCTTCTGGATCAAATCCTAGTAGTTCAACAAGTTTGTCTACTACCCATTGTTGCAAAGCTCTCCCTTTGGCTTTTGCAGATGATGGTTTCACTTTTTAGTTTTTTTTACTTTTTTCTTTTTAGGTGGTCTACCTACTTTAGATCCGTATGTTCCTTTACCTCTTGGCATAATTACTCCTTATCAATTGTATAAATAGTTAAGGCTTTTTCTTTTCCTTTAACTTTTATTGGTTTTAATAATTTTAACTTAATTTTAGATTTATTTGCAGTAGATTCACCAATCAATATATCTACACCAACTTCTTTAGTAGCTGACTCTAATCTTGCAGCTGTATTTACACAATCACCAATAGCAGAATAATCAAACCTAGTATTGCTACCCATGTTACCAATAACAGCAGTTCCTGTATTTATACCTATACCTATAGCTATATCTAAATTTGCTTTACTCATGTCTTCAATTATTTTTATAGCAGCTTGCATAGCTTTTTCTTTATGGTCATCCATAGATATAGGTGCGTTAAATATTGCCATCATTGCATCACCAATATATTTATCTACCATGCCACCGTATTCTTGTACCGCGTTAGATTGTATGGTCAATGCGTCATTCATAATCTTAGTAACTTCTTCTGGTTCTAACTTCTCACTTAAATTTGTAAAACCTCTAACATCTGTAAATAAAAATGTTGCTTCTTTTTTTTCACCACCAAGTTTTAACAAGTCAGGATTCTTTTGTAATTGTTTAACTTGTCTTGGATCAAGGTAATGCTCAAACTGTTTTTTTATTTGTTGACGTAATTTATATTGCTTTTTGTAACTCAAATACAAAGCAACTGTAGAAACTAGTATCTGAGAGATAAAAGTCCATGAAAAATCCAACAAAATACCTTTCTGAACGCTAAAAACGCCTGAGAAGCCCGTGGTGAAGAGTAAAATTATAGCGAGACTTATGCCCTTAACTATACTGAGATAATTAATTACAAGCCACGTCAGCGACACAAAAATTCCAAAAATCAAAATTTCGGCTGATAAATGCCAGTCAGGAATCTTTGGTGAGTTTTCTATCAAGATTGACTCAGATAATGCTGCTTGTATTTTATGTGGTTCTAATAATCCAACTGGAGTTGCAATTTGTGGCATGATACCTGGAGCAGTTACACCGACAAATACAAATTTACCAGCAACATCCATTTCTTGTAAATTGGTTTGTGGCGTGTCTACCCAACTAATCCACTTACGACCTAAACTGTCGGTAGCAACTGGTGGTAATCCTTTCACTCTTATTTCTTCTATACCAAGATCATTGGTTTTTATTACATAGGTTTTTGCATCTACTAATGCTTTTAATACTTCTGTACCAAACGCGGGTACATATCCATCTGGTGTTCTTAGCAATAAAGGTATTCTTCTTACTAGGTTATCTACATCAGTTGGTGCAGTTGCAATACCTTCCTGTGCATAAGTTGTTAATATCTTTATGTTTTGTATGACACCATTTGTAGTCATACCGCCTATATCATCACCAAGTATGACAGTTCCTGTTGTTGGTGGATAATTACCGTTAGGATTTTCAAACATCGCTAAAACAGAAGTGCCATACTTTAATGACTCTGCTAAGTAAGCATCACCACCCATACGGTCAGGTTGTGGAAAACCAATAACATAACCAACACCTATAGCACCTTTAGCTATTATCTCTGTGTGTATTTGTCCTAGTCTTTTTCTTGGTAACGGCCAGCCACCTTCATTAGTTATATCTTCTTCTGTGATGTTTAGAATAGTAAAATAACCAGATGGTTGTTGCTTTGGTACTAAATAATCAAATACCTTTAACTTTAATATTTCTGTAGGCGTTGACTGATATAACAAAGGCAACACTAGTATTATAAGTATGATGAATAGTAGTCGTTTCATTAATCACTCTGTGTAATCTTTATTACACTATCACTACCGCCATTTATTTTTACAACATTTGATATACCATCTTGTATTAAGATAACAGTATAAGAATCGCTACCATTCAAATCTACCCTAACACTTTCATTTATTTGTCTTCGCAGACTAACAATATTTCCCGTTATTAAAGTTGTAATTTGTGTATCTGGATCTTTACCAATAGCAGTTCCACTTATTTGTGTACTTGTAGCTTGTGCCAATACATCTTCCTCTTCTGCTATAGCTAATGCGTCTAGGACATTAAGCAAATCTTCCAAAAAGTTTACATCAAGATAATTAATATCCAACTCTGTAAATTCTAACCTATCCTCTTTTAAATAATCATCAGCTAAATAATCTATATCTAAATCATTAAAATCTAACACACTATCAGCCTGTGTGTTTGTAACCTCTTCTTCTATAATACTTTCTTCTTTTGGTGGCGTAACAATAAGCATATTGTCTATAAGATCTAATGATAAATCTAATATAACTGGCTTGGTTGGTACAGATTCAAACACACTAACTGTGGTAGCTTCATAAGGTTTATTTAATAAGACAGTACCCATAGCAGTAACTACTTCTATCTCTCCACTAGATAAACCATATTTATTTGGTAACAGTATTATTAAACTGCGTCCTAATTCATCTACTGTGGCTGTAAAGTCTGTGCCTCTTATTGCTATGTTTGCTGTTGGTGTTTTTAGTTGTATGTTTTGTTTATCTATACGGTTTAGATTGCCAGTAATAAATCTCGCTGTACCAAGACCAAAAGTTATAGCCATTTTAGATTTACTTGGATCAGGATCATAGATATATTCATCTATTAATAATTGTGAGTGTTCAGTTAGTTTGACGACAGAATTATCTAAAAATGTAATAGCCATACGGCCATCTTTAGTTATAGCTTCATCATTGCTTTGTATGCCAAGTTTTAATTTAGCGTTTAGGGATTTGTCTCTGACTATTTGTGCTGAACCGTTTAGCTCAGATATATCTCCAATATCAGCAGCTTGTGCTAGTACCTTGGTCGTTTTGAATAACGCAAACAGTAGAACTAGCGTTACCGCCAACCGATATAATTTTAAGCCAGTCATTATCTTGTGTACTCAATTGTTGTATGTTGAATGTTCTTGAACCACCTGTATGGTCTAAATAGAAATATCCGCCTGCTGATGCGTTTACGCCTGTACCTGTATAATTAACTGTATTGTCAGAACCGTCTATATCCATGTAGTTAGTAGCGCCATCAATATTAATATTTGATGTAACTGTATTGTTAGATCCTTGGATAATCCAATCTAAGTCGAGTGATGCAGCTATTGCTGTAGTTCCTTGATTTAGGGTAAATGTGTTGCCACTACCAGTAACTTGTACGTTTTGATTAGAACCATCTGAACTGTAGGTATTTGTTGGATCTACTTGAATGGTAAAAGCATTAGTGCCACCAGTAAATTCATAAAAGCCTGTAAAGTTATCAGCATATATATCACCAAGAAATTTATTAGTAGCACCGATCATGTTGATGTCTAATGTCATAGTATTACCATCTAAATCTAATGGAGTGATACTTCCAGGTGAACTTAAAAGACCGCCTATAATATTAGATATACCTAACTGTTCAAGATCTATATTAGCTCCTGTACCAGACTGGTCTACATAAATTTCGTTGTCTGCTGCAAATCCTGTTATAGATAAGATAGCAAACATGCTGATTAACTTATTCTTCATTGTTTAATTTTACTCCTACACCTTCATTTTGTAAAATCCAAAAACCTTTTTCATAACCAAGATTTACTATTTCTAGCACGCCACCCTCAATAGCCTTCATTAGCGCTATAGTTGATGATTCATTTCTAGCGTTGCCTAATTCTATCTCTACAAGTTCAGTACCAGACTCTATAAACCTAAATACATCTTCTGATTTTCCATAAGAAAATATAGTTTTTTGACTTAATACTTCTAACAAAACCTCTCCTGTTGCTACAGAAACCATACGCAAACTAACGGTGATATTGTCTTCTCTGTACTGTACGCTATTACCAACTCCTAGATATCTAGCTCCGACACCCCCAGACTCTAGGTTAGCTTCATAAGATATGACAGCTCCTTCAATCAAAATACCAGCAAATAATAATGGTCTAAGTGCTTTTTTCTTTTCTTCATCTGTGGCTGTTTGTTCTCTTGCCGATCTTATGAGTTGGCGTTCCTTAGTAAGATTATCTAAACCAACTCTTTCTACTACTCTAAAAAACTTACCATCTCCTGCGTGTTTCAGCGCTCTTATAAGTAGTGCATTTGGTTGCTGTGTGATTGCTGTACTAAACAAAGCAAATTCACTATTGCTTTTTCTCTGTCCAGTTTGATCTGTAAATGCTGTTGGATATACAGCTACTACTGGGCTTACCTGTGGTAGTTGCACATTTTTTAATTTAGGGGATTGTAAATCTTGAATCCTTACTATATCGGTTTGTCTTCTTTGGTCGTATGTATCTTCATACTGGTCAAAAATTGAACAACTAGAAAGTAAAAGTACCAATAGGTATTGTAATTTCTGTAACTGTGCCATCTGCTTCTGTAATTTTAAGGGTTAGTGTTACACCATCACTTGTATATTCAATGATGTTTCCTTCCAGTTCAATTATACCCGAATCAGATGGTGTTTCACCAAAGAGGTTATTAACCAATTGTCTTGATAATTCAGCATATACTCTTGACTCAAGATTACGCATGAATCTAGCCAATGTAGAGTTTTCTTTTTCTCTTTCTATTTCTTCTTGTAATGCTTTTATTTCTTCTTTGATAGTAAGCTTACGAGAAAACTCTTGGTTTTCTATAGTCAAATAATGACTTGATGTGCCAACGCCATTAAAGCTAGGTGATTTAAACTTATGCACTATTTGATCTGCTGATACAGATAAACAACATAATACCAATAAACTAATCTTTCCTTTTGTCATTTCTTTTTGCTTTACCTATTTTGTTAGTGTCTATTAATTGTGGTACACCAAGCATAGTTTTAATCATAGTGTCTTGTCTGATGATCTCGTTATCTAGCGACCTAACCCTATCTATCAATGCTACAAGAATACCATGTTGTGTGTCTAGTTTTGTGCCTAGTCTATCTTCCATAGCTGTGAGTGATGTATTAACTTTCTCATCTACGGTATCTAATTTAGTTTCCATACCATCTATAATTCTGTTAATAAGTTTCCATACGAACATACCTAAACCTATAGCCGCAGCTACAGGGAAACCTAATTCGGTTATTAAGGTGACAATGTCGTTCATTTAGATTGTGTTAATCTGTCTTCTGTTTTTTGGAATGACCGTTCTAAAAATTTGTCTATAAGATAACTTATAAACTTCACTTTCTTTTCTTAGCTGTCTTCTTTGCTTTCTTAAAAGCTTTAGCTGTAGGTGCGCCTTTAGTTCCAGGCTTTCTCATCTTCTCGTTAGAACCAGCTTTGATTCTTTTTCTTTTTGCATGTATGTTTGCGTATAGTCCTTTTGGCATAATTATCTCCTTACCATTTTACTTTATTAGCCCAGTAAGCTGCTGACAACTTACCCTTTGCGATATTCTTAGCGTGTCTCGCTTTAAATGATTTTCTTCTAGCTTTACCCTTGGCAGTCATAGGGTTTTTACCCGCACCACTAACGCCTTGTTGACCAAAGCGTATTAATTTAATAGTGCTACCTTCTTTTGCTAGAACAGCGTGTGACTTTGTTTTATGACCAGGTGTACGTTTAGGTTTGTTATAACCCGCGAATCTTTCGCCTCTATACGTCAATGCCATTATTTCTTTTTCCTAGGTCTGCCTCTTTTTTTAATTACAGGTGCGGGCTTCATTAGGTTGTCTAACCAAGTCCAAAATTTATTTAAATATTTTTTCATTAGTGTATCGTCCTTTCTTCATAATATATTATTTCAGAATCTTGCGTAACTTCTCCGCCAGACATCACAGACATTATCTGCATAGCGTGGTTTCTATCTTTTGCTTTAATTTCTTTACCAACATACACCATATCGTCAACAATCACTTCAATATCAAATATTTTGTGGTGGGACATTGCCTGTAAATAATCCTTGAGCTTGAGCTTTTGCATTTTGTCTTATTCCTTCTCTGTCTCTTTCCATTACTGCGTTTATTTCTGCGATATTAATCTGTGCGCCGTACTTAGCTTGCATTTCCATAGCTTTGACTTTGAGTTGCGCTTCTTCTATGTCTCTTTGTCTGTCATCGTCCATGATAATCTTCATTCTGTCTGTTTCAGCGTCGATCATTGCCTTCTGTGCGCTAACTTGTGCCTTCATTGCTTCAGCCTGTGCAAGCATTTCGGCTGCATCTGGCTTCTGTTCTTCTGGTTGTTGCGGTGGCATAGGCGGAACTTCTGGATTTATGAAGGATGATGAGTCTTTAAAACCAGCCATTTCTATCATTTTGGTTAATGTATTAGCGTATTGTTGCATTGATACCAATGGATTTTGTGGTCCTAGCAATTGCATGATTTGTTCTTGTTTTTGCGCTACATTCTGTAGAACTGCGAACTTTTCTTGGTCAGATGACTTAGATATCGCTACATTTACAATAATATCCTTGTCATTATCCCAGTATCTTGGATCAACTGGTACGAATTTGTTGTTTAATCTGTACACATCTTGCGCGTTTTGGTGCTTGATTACCAAGTTATTAACCGTTTTGAAGATATCTTTGAGGCCACCTTCTGCAAAATGTCTGCATATCAGCTCTACTCTTCCTTGTGCGCCACTCATAGTAGCCGAAACAGCTTGCGAGGTGCTAGATTGTAGAGCGTCTGCGTTAAGGCCAGCTGATGCTTTAGATACGCCAGTTCTATTTTCTTTGGCTTCGTCTAAATATCCTAATACTGGGAACGCTTCTTTACCCACAAACGGCACGGCAAATGGTTGTACCATTCCTGGCGCACGCATCCTAATAGGTTGCCCTATGTCGGTGTTTAATACATCATCAATATTAACTTGTCCTTCAACAATACCCATGCGCGGGAAGATTGAATGACCTAGTGAGTCTAAAGTGTCACGCATAATTTGTGACTTAGCAGCTTGAATAGGTTTTAAATAATCAGCTGGACATGAACCTATAGCTGTGTGCGGTTCTGGATCTGGACAGAACATACATATTGGTAGTTCATCCCAAGGTTCTACATTTACAACGTGTAAGCCGTTGCCGATACTACAAACTCTAACGCGTTCGTCTATACCGTCACCATCAAAATCATAGAACAAGTAATGCTCTACATATAAAACATCTTTCCCGCCAGCATCGTTTCTGTCTGGGTATACCATGTTGTCAAATGGGTTTCTTGCTTCTATCTCTTCGAAGGCTTCTGGATCTACCGCGCTTCCGCCGTAGCCAGCATGTTGTTCTACTTCCTCTTGGTCGTAGCCCATTGCAACCAAATCAGAAACAGACTTAATCATTCTGTGTGCAACGTAAGATGCTGATTCAAGATCGCGTGCGTGTCTGGATATTAATACCTCTTCTGGTGGTATCGCTTCAATACACACTTGGTTTTTTTGTTTTAATCTTCTGATAGTAAGATCATAACTTGTTGGTATTTCTTGGGTGATCTCCTCGCCACTAACAGGATCAAGGGTAGTAATACTTTCGGTGACAGAAGACTCTTCAACAATTTCTACATCTTTGTCTATGATTAACGCTTGGTAGGATTGTGGATCTAAACCTGTGTATTCGTGCGTGGTAGCTTTGACTGTATCATCCCAAAACACTTTAACAAAACCAGTTTTTCTAACAAGCGCATCTTTAAACGCATCGTATAAAACTTGGAAACCATTATTTTTTTGTTGAATAATATAATTAATATAATCGGTTTGCTGTTCGGCAAGTTGGATATCCTCTGGACCTTTAGGTACAAACTCCACAACTTTCTTAGTACCAAAGAATGTACGCATGATAGAAGGAAGCATAAACAATATGCTTTCTCTAACATCTGTAGATATAAACTCTGACTGTAGCGAGCTAGTTCCTTCTGGCTCGTTGCCTAAATAATATTCTGTTGACTCGGCTCTATCCGCACCGACCTGGTGTATGAAATCACTAGCGTCATCCATTTCGGATTTAATAACGCCGACAAGATTTTCCATGTTGGTTTCTTTTGCAACCTTTACGGACATTTCTTCTTTGTATTGTTTTGCCATAAATTACCCTATTCTGATTATCCTAGATTTTAGTGGTTTCTTGAAATTATAACCTAAAAAGTTAACGCTTCCACCAAAACTTGCAGCGGAGGATGCCATGGTCAATGCAAGTGCATCTGCTTTGTCGGGTGATTTAATTCCACGCTTACGCATTTCATCTTTGCTTTCTATTTTTATTTTGCCAGTAGACGTATATTTATAAAGGGGTGCAGCAAGTTCTGCAACGAGTTCATCGTCCTGTGGCAACCTACAATCACGTTGCGTCAACCAGTCTTTAATTGCAAACCATAATTCCGCGCGTAGGTTTAAATAATTTTTTTTCGTGGCGGGTGCTTCTGCGACATTGACTCCACGCACAGGCAAGTTCTGCTCCGCAAGCCTATCTACCACGCCTGCGCCTAGTCCGATTACATCTACTAGTATTTCTTGTGGTCGTTCAATGGCGGTACATTCATCGTACATATTTTTAATCACACCACACAACTGCATTAGATCCATAGACTTAAATGACTTGATACTCATAACATGGTTACCTTGTCTAATACATAGCGCGGAGTTATCACCGCCGAAGCGTGCAACATCTAATCCCCATATAATTGGTGCGTTAGCAGTTAGCGATACATCCCTGTCAATAGCAGCTTTGACTAAACTCATTGGTATTACCGTATCGTCATCAGCAGATGGAAACTCGCCCATCACCTCCACGCGCGCGACGGTGGAATCCTCGCCGTATTGCTCAATCATGGTTTGGAATAGCTTTTGGTCTGTGCCTTCTACAGTACGCGAGTCTATTTGTTCGTTTTTCCAAAAGGATTGTTTAGAGTTGAAGCTATCGTAGAATGGCCCTGTGTTTCGGCGCGGGTTGGAG